TATTTCATCACTTACCTGGTACCTTACTACTCCTTATCACGGAATAAAAGGCTATAATATTGATATAGTTGCCAATGCTGAGGAACAGGCTAAAACATCCTTTGACGATGTTTATGACATGCTTGAAGGAACCTGGAAAAAGTCAAAGAAGTTTTTCTATAAATCCAAAGAGCTAATAAAGAATTTAAAAACTAAGTCATATATAAAATTCAATACATCAAATGCAAAAACAAAGGACAGTAAAAGAATCGGATGTCTTGTATTTGATGAAGTACATCAGTATGAAAGTTATGACCAAATAAAAGTATTTACATCAAGCTTTGGAAAGCGAAAGCATTCCAGGGCTTTTTATATTACAACAAACGGGAATGTCCGAGAGGGCGTTCTTGATGACATGCTGGCTATTTCTAAAGACATCCTGAATGGCACAATTACAAATCTAAGATGGCTGCCGCTTATCTGGAGGATTGACAAAGAAGAAGAAGCGTTAAATCCGGATATGTGGCATAAAGCTAACCCTTCATTGAAATATCTGCCTACTCTAAAGCTTGAAATGGAGCAGGAATTTATTGAGATGGAATACAAACCATCTACGGAGGAAGAATTTTATACCAAGCGTATGAACTGGCCAAAAGGCAATAGAGATTTGATTGTGACAGAATGGAAAAACCTTGAGGCAACCAATAAACCTCTTCCTGATCTAACCGGAAGGTCAGCAACTGTAGGTGTGGACTATACAAAATTAACAGACCTTGCATCTGTAAATTTCCATGTTAAGGAAGGAGATACCAGGTACGACATTTCGCATTCTTGGTTATGTCTAAAGTCTAAGGATTTAAAGAGGCTTAAAATACCATGGAAGCAATGGGCTAATGAAGGCCGGTTAACTTTGGTTGAAGATGTAGAGATTGCGCCTGAGCTCATCGTTGACTATATAATTGAGCAAGCTGTTAATTTCAATATTGTCAAGCTTGCACTGGATGATTTCAGATATGCCTTATTATCAAAAGCTTTGAAGACAGCAGGATTTGACTCTAAGGAACGAAAAAACATCAAGCTTGTAAGGCCTTCAGACGTCATGAAAGTTCAGCCGGTTATTGAAAGTTGCTTCACAAACCATTATTTTGTGTGGGGTGACAATCCGCTATTAAGATGGGCAACAAACAATACCAAGCTCATTTCAGTTGGTAAAAAACAAGGGGAGGATAAGGGAAATTATGTTTACGGAAAGATTGAAGCCAAGAGCAGGAAGACGGACCCATTCATGGCCTTAGTACATTCAATGTGTATTGAGGCTGAGCTTGGGGATGGAAACAGCTCATTTGATGACTTGCCGGTAATCACAGGATAAGGAGGTGATGAAGTGGGATTAATAAGTTGGTTGAGTAAGTGGTTCGGCGGTCCGGTACCATTAAGCAGTGATGATATGAAAATTGCAATTGAGCAATATTCATCTGAAATTTATGTTAGAGAAATGGCATTTTGGTCTGCTACAAATTTAATTGCAAATGCAATCAGTAAATGCGAATTTAAAACATTTTTCAAAGGTGAAGAGATTAAAAAACAAGAATATTATCTGTGGAATGTTGAGCCAAATAAGAATCAAAATTCCAGTGCTTTTTTGCACAAGCTTATTGCACAGTTATATAGGCATAATGAATGCCTGGTAATTGAGCAAAACGGACAATTATTTGTAGCAGATCGTTTTATTAAAACACCATATGCCTTATTTGAAGATACATTTTCGCAGGTAACAATCAAAGATTTTACATTCAACAAGACATTCACACAGTCAGATGTTCTGTACTTTCAGCTGTCTGAAATGGATATGCGAAAAGTAATTAATGGACTTTATGAAAGTTACTCAAAACTGATTGCTTACAGTATGATAGCTTATCAAAGGTCCAGAGGTACAAAGGGCATATTCAAGTATGATACGCTTCCGGTTGCAGGCAGTGAAGAAAGGAAAGCTTTTGATGCTCTTATAAACGAGAAAATAAGCAAATGGCTTTCTGGTGATAATGCAGCACTGCCATTAGGACATGGGCAGGAGTGGAAGGAACTCGAACACAAGACATATTCAATTGAAAGCACTAGAGATATTAAAGCAATGATTGATGACATATATGACTTTACTGCTAGAGGGTTTGGCATTGCGCCGGTGCTTTTAAAAGGAGATTTAGCGAATGTCGGAGATGCAGTAATTAATAATTTGCTGACATTTACCGTAGACCCTTTAACAGACATGCTGCAAGAAGAAATTAACAGAAAACGAACCGGCATATCAGGATTTTTACAAGGAACCTACTTGGAAATTGACACTAAGGCAATAAAACACATCGACCTATTAAGTGTCTCAACTGCTATTGATAAGCTTATAGCCAGCGGAGCTTTCTGCATTAATGACATAAGAAAGCTTGTAGGGGAGCCAATTATAGATGAGCCATGGGCTTGGCAGCACTGGATAACAAAGAACTATTCCAGCGTCGAAGATTTATTGAACGCACTTGATGGAGGTGATCCAAACGGAAAGACAAATATCTAATAAATTAAAAGGAGGTGGATTAAAGGATGCCCAAAAATATAATTTGGAAATTAAAACAGGCTGTAACTCCAGGTGCATTGGAAATGTACATATATGGTGACGTCAAAGGTAATTATTATGATTGGTGGAAAGGCGAAGAAGTTGAAAGTGAAACTTCAGCAAATCATTTCAGAAATGAACTGGCTAAATATCCCGATGTTACGCAAATAGACATATACATAAACAGTTATGGAGGAAGTGTATTTGAAGGAACTGCAATCTATAGCCAACTCAAAAGACATCCAGCCAAGAAGATAGTTCATAATGACGGATTCATTTGCAGTGTGGCTGCGACAATCGCAATGTGTGCAGATACAATTATAATGCCACGTAACACTATGATGTTTATTCATAATGCTACAAATGGTGTATTTGGAAATGCTAAGCAGTTAAGAAAAGCTGCAGATGATCTTGACGTAATTATGCAAGGAAACATTCAGGCTTACCTTGAAAAATCAAAAGGCAAGATAACCGAAGCGAAACTGATTGAACTAATGGAAGCAGAGACATGGTTGACAGCTCAGCAATGCTATGATTATGGTTTCTGTGATGAAATTTTAGGACAAGAGGCTGACTTAACTGAAGCTAAGCAAATGCTTCAGAATATGAATAAAACTATAGAGCAACAGCTGAGCTATAATAAGGCTTTGTCGGCTCAGTTCAAAGAGTTAACAGAAACCCTGGCTCAAAAAACCCCGGACCCAGTACCGGTACCGGTCATTGATCCTATACCGGACCCGCCTAAGGAAAGCAAATTTACAAGGTTTTTAAATCAAATAAAAATAGAAGAGGAGAAACAATATGAGTAAGAATTTTGCAAAACTTAAACTGCAGCTTTTTGGCATGAAAAATAAGGACATGCTGCAGCAGAAAAAAACAGATGCCTTGAACAAAATAGCACAGGCACAAAAAGACGACAACATGGAAGCAATGGCACAAGCATGGAATGAACTTTCAGAGATTAACCAAGAAGCCATTATGGCCGAGTTTCAGGGCGTAATACAAGCAGCTGATACAAGTGTATTAGTTGGAAGAGGTGTAAGGCAACTCACATCCGAAGAAAATAATTATTATCAAAAAGTAATTGACGCAATGAGATCATCTAATCCACAGCAAGCTTTAACAGAGTTGGATGTTGTTTTGCCAATAACAACTATTGATGCTGTGTTTGAAGATTTGACAACTTCACACCCACTGTTAGACATGATTAACTTCCAAAACACAAGCGGTTTGATAGAATTCCTTGTTAATACTAACGGAGTTGAGCTGGCAACTTGGGGAACTTTAACATCAACTATAGTTAAGCAGCTCACAAGCGGATTTAAGAAAATCAACATGGGATTACACAAGCTTTCTGCTTTTATCCCTGTTGCTAAATCTATGCTTGACCTTGGCCCTGTTTGGATGGATAGATATGTTAGATCCATACTTGGTGAAGCTATTGCTTTTGGACTGGAAGAAGCTATCATTAACGGAACAGGCAAGGACATGCCTATAGGAATGAACCGTCAGGTAGGCACCGGTGTTGTTGTTACTGATGGTGTATATCCATTAAAAGCAACTGTTGCGGTTGTAAGCCTTGATCCTGTATCCTATGGAGCTCTTATAGGAGGAATGGCTGTTGACGCAAACGGAAAAGCTAGGATAGTCAATGAGGTAATCATGCTTGTAAATCCTACTGACTATTTGACAAAGGTTATGCCGGCTACGACTGTAAGAAGCGCAGACGGAACATACAAGAATGATGTATTCCCGTTCCCGACAAAACCGATTCAGTCTGTTCAGGTTCCTGCAGGAAAAGCCATATTTGGACTTCCTAAACGTTACTTCATGGGAATAGGCACAGCAAAATCCGGGAAGATTGAATATTCTGATGAATACAAATTTCTGGAAGACGAAAGAGTTTATCTTGTGAAACTGTATGGCCATGGTGAGCCTTTGGATAATACAGCGTTTGTATATGCTGATATAAGCGGCTTAGTTCCAACTATTCAGAAAGTTACTGTTGAGGGAACCGTAGCAACTCAAGAGGTGGTGTAACAGATGAAAGTTAAAGCAACTAGGTCTTTCATAGATAAGTATTCTATGATATCTATACAAAAGGGAACTGAGTTTGATGTTACCGATGAGAGGTTCAGCGAATTAACCGCTGGACCTCTTGGTATTTTTGTAGGGGAAATAAAAGAAGAGCCTCCTGTAGATCCTCCAAAACAATCGGATAATGAAAATAATTTTCATGAGGAAACATCACAAGGTAAGGAAGAGAAACAGGGAGAAGATCCTTCCACAACGAATGTTGAGAAGGATATAAATCTTGACAAGCTGAATAAGAGTGAATTAGTCGAGTATGCCAAAGGGAAAGGCATTGAGCTTAATATGGAAATTACTAAAAATGTTATGATTGAAATTTTGCAGAAAAAGTAGGTGGTTAAATGGCTCTTCTGGAAGATTTTAAAACCAAAATGAAAATTACATGGAGTGATGAAGATGGAACTTTAGCTGACAGTATCTCAAGAGGTAAGGCGTATATAAGTGGTTTGACAGGAACAACTTTAGATTTTGATACAGCTGGAGAGCCTAAAACATTACTGCTTGAATATTGCCGTTATGACTATAACAATGCAGTTGAATACTTTGAGGAAAACTTCAGCAGTAGGATTATGAGGCTGCAGTACACTGAAGAAATAAAAGAATATCAGGCTGCTCAAACTGAAGAGGTGGTTTAATGCTCAAATCAAAACAAGAGACAATGAAAGATGTCGGCAAGGTTATGAGGCACAAGATAGATATTGAGAAAAAAACTGATAATGATGCCGTCGATGCTGTAGGAAATCAAGTAGAAGCATGGAGTCATTGGAGATACTTTTGGATTGAAGCTAACGGGCTTCAT